CATTACAAAATCATCGTCATCTGTTATCTCTTTTTCGCCTATTTCTTCTTTCATATAAAATGTGCACATAATATTTAATTACTAGAAAACCGCTTTATTTCTTGTATTACTTTATAATCACGTTTTTCTTTCAAATATTGCATAATTTGCTGCACTTGCCTGTCATTTTTTATAATTTCTCCTAAAGATTTTTCTAGGTATTTAAATGTAAGGGGCGATGCTACCTTTGTCTTAACAAATTTTAATTTTCCATCACTTATTTGGACAACGGCATTAGATAAACTATTATTTTCAACATAATCCTGAATAGTTTCACCCAAGTCACCTTTTTTATCCCGTATTTCACGTATCTTTTCATTCAAAAATTTTTGTTGATTATCAAGCATGACCCATTGTTGTATTTTTTCTTCGAAACTCATTATAATTAAAGTGAATAAAATATTATAAATTTTCACATCATTTTTAATGAGCTTACTAAATTTTTAATTCATAATAAATGAATTTATTATGATTTTATCTTAAATAAAAAAATTAGAGTCCCATGCCTCTAACTCTTCTCCTAGACTTTCTTCCTCCACGACGTCCTTTGCGTTTAGAGTATGCTTGTTGTAATCCTAAAAGACCAAAAGGAACAACCGCCTGTCCAACTACACCCATTAAATTTCCTCCTCTTCTCTTGCTCCTACGTCTCTTTCCACCTTGCATTAGTTTTCCCAATGAAGGGTCAATAGGTCTTACGCCGGCAACATTTTGTGTTAAATCGGCAGACCAAAGACCTGCGCCAGTAGAGGCTGTCATAGTTTTAGCATTATTAAAAACATTGTTCCATTGTGTATCTCCAGAACCAGCAGTATTCATGGCGTATGACGTGGCTGACTGACCTCCGCGTCTTCTACGACTTCGTCCCCTTCGTCTGCGACCTCCCATAATAGGACTAGGGGTGCTAGTAGTTTCGGGTGTTTCATCGTACATTTCCTCTTCGAACTCTTCTTCTATTTGTCCGCCACGTCTTCTACGTCCTCTTAATGTCATTATATACATAAAAGAGAAAATATTAAAAATTTTTTGAAAAGAAAGATTTATTACGCAGAATTAACATTAATAATATAAGTATTGCTAAAATCATTATAAAAATCATAAAAACGAGGACAATTGTAATATAGATATATGGATTTATTTCATAAAAAATAAAATCTATAACAGGTTTACATAATAGTTTCATTTCATTTTTAACATCTTCTCTCTTTAAAACTTCTAAACATTGTTGAACTATAGAGTCTTTCATAAATATTATAAATAAAATTTAAAAATAAAATAAACTTTTGCGTGTTAATTTGGGTTAAAAATTCTATAGAAGAATTAATGGATGATATAGTAGAACCAAATTCGTCGTTTAATTTTGCAAAGTTAAGTTTAGCGCACCCAACGGGAATACAAGGCGGCGCTTACTTTACAAAACTATTGCACGATAATAAACCTTTATACATTCAAACGCCTAAAAGTTTAACAAAACAGGGGTTTGTAAAGAATGGGAAAAAAATTTACTGCGATTTAATGTTTGATATTAACGATGAGGAGTTTATTAACTGGATTGAAAATTTAGAAGTTAGATGCCATTCACTCATATTTGAAAAGTCCGATTCTTGGTTTCAAACTTCGTTAGACATGAATGATATTGAATCAGCGTTCAACACATTATTGAAAAGCTATAAATCTGGAAAAAAATATTTAGTAAAAGCTAATGTTAAGGTTAATTCACTAACAAGTGCGCCTATAGTTAAAATTTACAATGAAAGCGAAACTCAGTTAACTATAGACGATGTTAATCATGAAACTAATATTATTTCAATTTTAGAAATACAAGGAATAAAATTTACATCTAGAAATTTTCAAATAGAAATTGAGTTAAAACAGAGCATGGTTCTGAATACTGATAAAATTTTTGAAAGCTGCGTAATTAAGAAAAAAACAAACCAACCTCAACAAAACACAGATGAAACAGAAAGAGAAACAGAAACAGAAATAGCAAATGAAAGTATCAATATGCTTGCAGAAGATTTAGAAAAAGATGGGACAGAAACTAATTTAATTATAGGAGAAGAATTAGCAAATAATAGTGATATGAACAATAATATTGAACTAGACAATACTAATAAATTAGACAATAACAACAAGTTAGAAAATGAAATAGACAATAACAAAAAAGAGTTGACCTTTACTGAAGAGACAAATTTTAATCAAAATATTTCAATCGAAGAAGTAAAATCAAATGAAGAGATACAAACTTTAGAAGAACCAAGTGTTTTTGATATAGAACTTGATTTTGACAAAGAAAGTTTAGAAACAATAACTCTGAAAAAACCAAATGAAGTTTATTATAATTTATACAAACAGGCAAGAGAAAAAGCTAAACTTGCAAAAAAAGAAGCGGTGCTTGCTTATTTAGAAGCAAAGAACATAAAAAAAGCGTATATGTTGGAAGATATTGATTCTAGTGATGATAGCGATGTAGAAAACATAGAATCAGAAATTGAGGAAGGATAATTGTGCCGAATTAATTATTAAAAATTTGAAAATCCAGCAACTCTAATGTTTAGAATAAATAATTATGTATTCTAAAAATTATTTTATCGTTTTTATTATATAATGAGCTTCTCCTTAAAAAAGCTTTGGACCGATTACGGAATTGGCGTAATTGTACTTTTATTAGTTCTTGCCTATGCCGTTAGTACATTCGCTGGTTATTTAACGTCAAAAGGAGATTCTGGTTTTGAATCTTACTCTGGAAACGATAACACCGCGTATGTAAACCATGAACAACATGAAGAACACAATCCTATTGCATCTATGCCTTTAGGCCAAAATGAAGTGTTTGCTTCTGCTAATGGCATTCAAACTAGCAGCCCCGGCGTGCCCGCCTCATGCGCAAACGCCAATTTACAAAATCCTGCGGAACTTTTACCCAAGGATTCAAATAGCCAATGGGCACAATTAAACCCTTCTGGCAAGGGCGAGTTATCTAATATCAATTTGTTGAAGGCTGGCTACCATATTGGCATTGATACAATTGGCCAAACATTGCGCAATGCTAACTTACAAATTCGTTCTGAGCCTCCTAATCCTCAAGTCTATGTTGGCCCCTGGAACATGAGCACGATTGAGCCCGACTTCATGAGACCACCCCTTGAAATTGGTGCCGGAAACCAATAAAATATTTATATAATTGTGTTTGATTAAACACGCCGCATTTATAAATATTTTATAACTAAATATATATAGCAATGTCATCTGAACCAACGCCGGATCAAGTTGCAGCATTAACTGAATTGGTAAGTGAGTTAAATGCTGCGTCAGAACTTACTTTAGGTAAGCGCCTTGTGCCTGGTCGGGAAGCAGGATTTTATGCTGCTCTCGCAGAAACAGGCGAAGGCAGGCCTTTGGGGCCTGGTGGACTACCTATGGGAAGTAAAGGAGGTAAAAGAAGAAGAAGAAGGCGTTCATTGAGAGGTGGTGCAGGCGCATGTGATAGCATGTTTGTTAGATTGGCAATTGACTCTGCGATTATTTTGGCTGGAGCCGCTGCGATTGCGGGAACTGGATATCTAGGCATTGGCGCATTGAATTCATTTATGGCTGCATATTCTTTAGATGCTGCGTCTGTTGCGGTAGTTAAAGCACTTTACGAGTCGTTGACTGCTGCATTAGCAACTACATTGGAGGCGGCAGCAGGAGCTAGAGCAGCGGCTGGACCTATGACAAGTTCTATTGCTAGTTTAGCTGGCACCGGATTTGGAGCCGCCGCAACCGCAGCTCCATCAGTTCTACGTTCAGCCGCAATGTTAGCACCTCCCATGTTATTTGGTAGATATTTTAAAACTGGTTTGAGTGCTAGAGAAGATGCAATGGCCATTTTAAATGGTTTATACGCACAATATGACTCGCTAGCACAACGCACGGGAGCAGTAACACGTTCTATTGCAGCAAAAAAAGACGAGCTAATGGCTAAAATTACGGAAACTAGGGCAGCCGTGAATGATAGGTATCAATCTGCCGTGGATGTTGGTGCAAATGCTAGCGCAACAACTATGGCTTCTTATGCAGCTGTTAGACAAAGAATATGCGATGCAATTGATAGAGTTGCGTCTGGCGCAATTGGTGCAGTAGATGCATTAATAGGAGTAGACATAAATGAAATTATAATTACTGGAGGTAAACTACGCAAGTCTAGAAAATTGCAATTGAAATTAAAAGGAGGTTCTAGAAGAAGAAGAAAAACAAAGACCCGTCGTTAGTTTTTATTTATTCCTTATAAATAAAAATAACAACAAAATATATACAAATATGTTTGAGTTATTTAAAAAAGACATTTTAGGGTATATTTTATTGGCAGGTATTTTACTTTTATGTCTTAAAATTTATACTGAATCTGATGCATATAACCTCAAATGTATTATATCGAGCGTTGATGGTAATAAGTATTGTGTGAGAGACAGGCAAAAATTAGAATTAGCCGCCGACTTATTGGCCAATGTTACTAAAAAATGTAAAGATCTTGTTGCTTACATGAAAGAAAAACATCCAAGTGATGAAAGAGTTAAAAAACTTGTGAAAGGGTTTAATCCGAAATCTATCAATGAAACATTACCCACTAGCGAACTAACAGCATATAGTGAAAATAAAGGAGAGAAAATAGCATTTTGCTTGAATACTAAAAAGAAAGGTGATAAGTTAATTGATATAGATACACTAACATTTGTTGCAATACATGAATTGTCCCACGTTATGACTACTTCTATAGGACATAAACAAGATTTTTGGCAGAATTTCAAATTTTTACTTGATAATGCAAAAGCGGCAAATATTTATCAACCAATTAATTATAAAAAAGAACCAAGGGAATATTGCGGAATGACAATAAGAGACAATCCATATTACGATTTATAAAACGAACAATGTTCAAAGAAAAAATAATATTAATATTAATATAATGGACCGGGAGGAAGAGCTAGACCCATTAGAGGAAAGATTAGAAGAAATATGCGGAATAGATGACGATATAAAAGATTCATTTAAAACTTTACTAGATGCAAACGAAGAAAACGGACAAGACATTGATTTATTTTTAAATAATTTAGTAAAAATATTTTTATCAAACCGAATGTTTGTTCCTGAATTTAATAATGTATTAATATATTGTTGTCAAGAATTTAAATACAATTCTGCATTTGCACTTCTTGATAATCCTAATGTTGATGTAAATGGAGAAAATAATGAGGGAGATACTGCTCTCATGTATTGTTCGGACAGCAAAGATGAAATGAGCGTTCGTGTTGCAGAAAAATTAATTGAAAAAGGCGCTAGAGTAGAACATACTAATAATAAAGAAAGAAATGCGTTGCTTTTTTGCTGTATTCATGATAGCGAAACGCCTACATTACAACTTGCTCTTTTATTATTAGACATAGATGCGCATAACCAAGATGGCGACGATCACCAATTTCAAGTTGATTATAAAGGTAGCACGGGTCTTGAATATTTGCTTGATTTTGAAAGGCCCGATTATGAAGACACTGAAGAAGAGTATAAAAATGAACTTTGCTCTAATGAAACTTACGTTACTCTTGTAGTTAAATATTTAGATTTGTATAATAAAAGAAGACCAGCAGATCCCATTTTTGAAAAATGTATGGAAATTATATGTAATGATGAAAAGTTAAATGAAACCTTCAATAAACCTTTGGCTGACGTGGGCATTCGTTTATATAGCTATTGCAAAGAACCTACACAAACTGATGCTAGATATGAAGACGTTTCTGTTGCTCAACCTCTTCCAGAAGGTATAACCGATGAACTAGCAGTTGAAGCAGTAGAAACAGATGTTGGAACACGTGCTCCACCAGACCCTCATGAACTTAGATGGGTTCGCCCAGAAGATGAACGTTTATACGAGAGGCAAGGAGGACCAAAAGAATTCGGCAGAGGTGGCGGTAAACGCAAGCGAACAAAAAAAAGAGTGCCAAAACAAAAGAAAAATAAAGTTACAAGGAGAAAACAAAGCCAAAGATAAAAATAAATCTAAAAAAACCGCATATAACTAAAATACGTTATTTAGTATTTTAATTATATAAAATAATAGCACAGATATATATACTATGTCGCAAGGAAACCCAATATATAAAGTAAACCATTTAATAAATGAAAATGAAATTCAAAAAATTATCGTATTTTATGGCAAAAACGTTGGTCTAACAGAATTATTTAAGAGAGAACCGGAAAACCAGGCATTCATAGATAAAACTACAGGTCGACCAATATTCAACGGCGAGGAATTAAAAAATATTCGTGAAAAAAAAATTGCCGTTATTTTCTCTCAAGAACAAATACACTTTGATGACACAATTGGAACAATTAAAGTAAAAATTATGCTTGAATTTAAAAACACTTTTGCTTTTGAGGAAACTTATTTGTTTTGCATGAAAGAAGAAACTTTCAATCCAGTTCTAATTTATCAAACATTGACACAAAACAAGCGCCTTGCTCTAACTAGAGTGCGCTTAGACCAGTTCCTTCTCAATATAATACGAGATGATAACGGAAATCTAGTGAAATTTGATTTACCCGATAAAGAAGTCTATGACTATGATGATATTTTAAGCTTGCGGCTAGAAAACAAAAAGTTTTGGGTAAATAGTGTTTTAGGTCAGAGATTTTTCATTATAGCAAATGAATATCCATTTGTGGTAAATCCATTTGATGCGTTAGACCAAGATAGTTTCTTGGAAAAAGCATCTAGAAAAACTCTTTCAACTCTTAACAACAATTTATTATTAGACAATGGAGAGTTAATAGAAAATAATATTTATTTCTGCTTGGCCGGCGATGTTCTCAAAGAAGAAAATGAATATATGGTAAAAGTCTATTTCCCTTTTCTTTATTCCAAAAATTTGCTGAGTTTTGACGAAATTAGAGAAGAACTTATTGAAGATAACAAAAAAAAGTATAATAAAGCAGTAATCGATGGTTTTGAAAACATAAACCTCTTTTATGATATTTTCAAAGAGAGAAAAACAGAGTTGCAATATAAGAGCAGTGGAATCAAAAGAATAAAAGCAATACTCAGACCCGAATATAACATAAAAATACCTCTGGATGTAATTTTTAAATTAGTTCATGCAACAGAAGGAGCGCCACTTATCAAATATAATCCCTCGAGCAGAAAGGAACAAATTTATAGATTGTATGCTGATAAAATTTCAAAAGATGGTAGAAGAATTCCTTATCTATCTAAAGCGACTATAATTAAACTTATGAAAAAAATTGGGAAGAGTAAATCGGTCGCTGTTTGGATTGATAATAAACCCTTATACTCGTTAGTGTGTGAATTCGAAGAAAATGGAAATATTGAAATATCTGGGGAATTTGAAAAAGTCATATCTCTAAACGACATCAATAATTTAATAAAAGATGCTGTAAATCCCATAATTGAAGTTGTTAAAACATACCTCGAACAAAGCGGATATACTATTAATTTGTTTACAAGTATAACAAGTCATAATTTTGAAATTAAGCAACTGGACTATGAGACGACCATAGGAATCAATAAACCAATTAAATTGGATAAATTAAGAGGATGTTTATCATCCGCTTTCATAATTGATTCGTTGAGTGCAAAAGAAGACATTGCAATGCGGTTTAAGCGTGTAGCAAACTTTAATAAGAGAACAAGCCAGGAAGCATTTATTCTAGAGAAAAAAGACGAGGGACTAAGAGGCGATGAAATTATTGACCAAGTCATAAAAGTTTATCAAGTGAGCAAAAGCGAAGCTACAGAGTTATTGGCAAAATTAGCAAGTGAGCTTGAAATTCAACGCAATGTTAAGCGAAACGAAATATCCATTAAAATCAACCCTGGTTTTAAAACAACAATTCATTTAAATAAAATAGCAAGTGACATAACAATTCGTGTTGAAAATATTAATAATATTTTTTATTTATCTACTATTCCAATTTACTTGGATACGATGATAAGGTTAACTCAAGGCGATTTGGCAATGACTACTGCGTATCCTGAAAAAATGATAAAAAAACTTTGTTCAAATAAAGAAAGCAAAGGCGTTGTTATAGATGATTTTGTATCGCTTTACGAGGCTTCATTGGAAGAGCAAGAAATTCCACACTTGGATGGCGAAGAACTATCTTATCAACCACTTGCGGAATATTTGGATGAAGGTTCAGATGATGAAGAAAAAGTGCAAAATGCAATTTCTCTCTTTTACGGAGATGATGATGACGAAGAAGAGGAAGAACATGAAAATGCAGACAGCAAAAAAAGCACAGGTGGAATGAAAAATGATTCTAGTAGTGAGGAATCTTTATCTAGTTTTGAGTCATCGTTAAGTGAACTTGAACCAGCTAAAAGTTCTGAACCTATTGAAAAAGAGGCGACGCCTTTAGATGATGTAATAGACGATGTAATAGAGTCGCCAAAAGCATCTTCATCTTCATCTTCATCTTCATCTACGCCCGCATCTACATCTGTGTCCGCATCTACATCTGCGCCCGCATCTACATCTGCGCCCGCATCTACATCTTCATCTAAATTTGCGCCTGCATCTGCATCCGCATCTGCATTACAAAAAAAACTAGAACTTGCTCCAGACTCTGACGAAGAAGAAGAGGATGAGGAAGAGGAAGAGGAAGAAGAAAAAGTAGTAGAAAAAAAACGACCGCCAAGAGTGGCAAACTTTGTTAGAGATATAAACAATATGTCATTACGAAACTATTTTCAAGACAAAATATCCGAAAAAGAACCAGCACTTATATTGACTGAAAAACAAGGTAAATATGGCGCATATTCAAGAATATGTCCTTCTTCCGAAAGAAGGCAACCAATTATTTTGACAAAAGAAGAATTAGATGGAATAAATGAAGAGCATCCCGGTTTCTTAAAAGAAGAAGATGTTATCAATTATGGTTCAAGTGCAGATAAAAATTTTTACTACATTTGCCCAAGATATTGGGATCTAAAAACAAATACAATTGTTACTCCAAAAGAAATGAAAGAACAAAACTTATTCAATCATATTATACCCAAAAAGGGTAAGGACGCAAAAAAAGCTACCAATGATAAATATATTTATGAATTCTCTCCACCAAACAATGTAGATAAAGATTTTAAACAAAATCCTGGTTTCCAAGTCAATAAACATCCAGATGGACTATGTCTTCCTTGTTGCTTTACAAATTGGAATACGCCTGACCAAATTAAACGAAGGAAAATATGTTCTGGAAATGCAAAAGAGACGCAAGAAAAAGAAAAACCAAAACAAGATGATGAATATGTAAAAGGACCAGAAAAATTTCCTTTGAATACAGGTAGGTGGGGATATCTGCCGGTTCAAATTCAAAAATTTTTATATGAAACAAGCGAAGATTGCCAAATCAGTAAAATGAATACAAATGTGAAATTAAATCACCCCTGTTTATTGAGACATGGGGTTGAAATAAGCGAAACGCAATCATTCATTGCATGCATAGCTGATGCGATGTTTTTTACGAAAATAGACGAGACCAGTAAAGATGTATTGAGAAACGATACTATAAAAAAGATGAAAAACATTATTATTTCCACATTAAACTTGGATAACTTTATTACGTATCAAAATGGAAATCTTGCAACAGATTTTGCGGAACCAAAGAGAGAAATTGACATAGCGCAAGCCAAATATACATCTTCAAAACTTTACTCCAAATTATCAAAAAATAATGAATATGATGCAAAGTATTTTGCGCACCTTTGTTCCGCATATGAAAATTTTATCGCATTTTTGAGAGACGATAAAGTTGTCATTGATTATACTTATTTATGGGATATTATTTGCAAACCCAATGCAAGTTTATTCGCATCGGGCATTAATTTGGTTATTTTGGAAATTCCAGATAATGATATTACCAATAATGTAGAATTAATTTGCCCTACAAATCATTACTCTAATACATTTTACGAAGCTAGAAAACCAACATTAATTTTAATGAGGCGAGGCGACTATTTTGAACCCATTTATTCGTATAGAAATACTGAAAAGGCACTTTTTGTAGGTAAATTGTTTAGTGAATTTGACCCAAAATTATCAAGCTCAATGCGTCTAATTTTTAATAAGTTGATTAAACCTTATTTTCAGCGCATTTGTGCGCCTTTAAGTAGTGTTTCGGAAAATATATATAAGGCAAAGCGCGCGCTCATTCTCTCTAATGTAATTGACATATTAACAAAAAAGAAATACACTATTTTGAAACAGGTTGTCAACTATCAAAGCAAGGTCATTGGTGTTATTGCTGAGAAAGGTAAGCGTGGATTTATCCCGTGTTATCCATCGGCAGTTAATTATAATTTTGATTATGTATTTATGATTGAACCGACTATTTGGCTTGACTATAACGCAACAATTGAGTTTTTAACACTCGTTGATAAGGATACTAGTGGGAAACTGGGATGCAAACCGGAATTTAAAATAGTGGAAGACGAAATGGTGGTTGGAATATTAACACAGACAAATCAGTTTGTTCAACTGGCCACGCCTTTTTCGATGGGAGATGTTCGTGATGCGATACCTGTTTTTAAAAATGGAGGGTTCATTCTTGATAAAGATGTGGAACCATTGATTCCCGCCGATGCAGTCATTACAACTTCTAGTGGCGTTGACGAGGAGAGAGTTTCGTATATAAAAAAAATAAAACTTGAAACAAACTTTTACAATGTATTCAGAAATACAATACGCATTTTATTAAACGACTATGAAAATCTTAAAATGAGAGAAACTATTGAAGAAGAAATGAATAAGCACTACATTATTTATAGCCAAAAACTAAGAAACATTGAAAAATATTTGAAGACGCTCACAAAAAATACTATTATTTTTTCCGACGACTACGATTACAATATTATAGCAGAAGTTTCAACATGTTTAGTTAATAAAGATAAGGCAAAGTGTGAAGCCAAAAGCCCGCTATGTGCATTTACAACGGAAGACAAATGCCAAATAATTTTACCAAAGCAGAATTTAATTACTGGATTAGATAACGAGCTTACTTATTATGGTAAAATGGCGGATGAGTTAATTCGTTATAGTCGGATAAAATCATTCATACTAGAGCCGCAGTCTTATTTATCTTTTACAAATTTGAGTTACAACTTGAATGAAGATGAAATAATAATTATTCAATCTATGTTAACGCAAGAGTATTTTGAGGGATTGGTTCCGGCTATATTTAATAAGTATATTAAATTTAATAGTTATGATGAAGTAGAACCTGTTCAGCATCCTGTATATGAAAATTCGTATTTAATAGAAGAAATAATGAATCCAAAAGATGAAGATTGTGTTCCTACAGAAAACGATAAAGTTTTTTCATTATTATGGCGTAAGGTTTTCCCCAAGAACTTTAAAGAAAAAGAATATAGTAAGACAATATCTTGCACTTTTGGCGTTATTATTGATTTGATTCGTGAGAAAACGGGGTCGAGTTTAAATATAGCGCAAGTTCGTAACGAGTTATACAATGAATATGCAAAATATGTGCCAACATTAGAAGAACAAATTTTAGATATAATGATAGCACAGGGTAAAAAGTTGTTAGCAAATCAAGTAAAAGCGAAGAAATTGAACTTTAGCGATTTGATTCATACCGAAGGTTATTATTTAACGACTATAGATTATTACTTACTTGTAAATAAATTTCAAATTCCGACTTTTTTTATTAGTGGGCAAAATTTATTTGAAACTGGATTTTCTATGCATGAGTTTGCTTGTTATGGCGCTCTTGATAACGCATTTTGTTTTATTGTAGTCCCTGGATTTAAAGCAGAGCAAATACCGAATTTCAAAGTTATTCAATCTAACGACAATAAATCATTCTTTAGTCTTTCCATCTTAAAAAATAGCGAAAATTTATATAGTGCGCTAGACAAAGTTAGGTCGGTTCAAGATTATCTTACATCCTATACGAAGAGTTCAAAGTATGTTTACAAGAAGCAAAAACCTAAGCAAATTTTGTTAATTGAAGATACCGAAGAGGTTGATACTGCGCCGCAACTTCCAAAATAGTTTGCGTTAACTTAACTATATGATGCATCATCCTGAACATCATCTTCGTAATTATTTTCTGAATGTGTAAGCTGTTCCATTTGCAATATTTGCTCTAGTATATCAACTGCAGAATCATCGTCTTCGTTTTCTTCTTCATTTTGGTTTTGATTTGGGTTTTGATTTTGGTTTTGATTTTGGCCGGTGTAATAGTTGTAATTTTGGTTTCTAATTCGACTTATATCTAGGTTTGCAAAAGGATTTTGATTACGATTTCTTTGAGTCCCCATAAGCCGACTTGGAACTGGAACTTGAGCGGGGTTTGTATAATTTTGATTCTGCATTGTGTTCTGGTTTAAGTTAAGATTTGGCAAATTAAATTCAGCTAAATGTTGAGACACATCTTCCGCCAAGTCTTCTTCTTCTTCAGATTCATCACTTGTATCATCATCGTCTTTATTTTTAATATGCGAAGTTAAAAAACTAACATCGCCCTTTTCATAAAAATTTATGTGTTTATCATCAAAAATGACATGTTTTTGTTTTTGTGGGGCGGTAGTATCAAAAGGGTTTTGAATGTTTATGTTATTCAAGTCTAATGCTGGTTCTGCTTGCAACTTTAGATATTTCTTTCCGAATTTTGGATTAAACCGGAAAAACTTTCTCAATTTTGATTCCAATTTATGATAATATTCGTGTTTTTTCTCAAAGCATAGTGAGTAAATACTAGTAAAATAATAATATAAATATGGTTTCATTATGGTAATAAGTCTTTGTTTTGGAAAATCATCGCTAATATATACTTTTTTGGGATAGAAACTTCGTAGCATAGAATGAATATAATCAACAGCTTCCTGCGTTTCCATATTATCTACATGGTCTTTGATAGCATTTTCTCGAATAAGGAATAGATTATTTTTACGGAAACGTTCCAAGTCAAAATTTTCAATAAAAAAATTATGTATTAGTTGTGGCATAACATAGTTGCGCTGCCTGATGAAAAAATAAATATTATAAAGTGTTGACTTATTAAATGGAATATTTGTATATGGGTTTTTACAATCAGACGGGTCCGAAAAAAAATTAGGAGCATGCATTAACGATTTTTTTATTATTTGCATTAAATCCGTAATAGTAAATAAATATTTGCACAAGTTTTGCGAATCAAAAATGCACATAACATTTTTATCCGTTTCCTTTATTGGATTCAAAAATATGTCTGTTTTTATTTTAATTGGCGCTTTTTTTAGTTTGTATAAGTATGCTATCCTGGAGAAAGCTGACAACTTTTTGTGAATAGAACCAAACAAATCTAATGCTCTCTCTTTAAACTTATCAGAGCAAAATATATTTTCAAGGATAGAATTGAGCCATTGAAATTTTGTCATTTTCTTATTTTGATCATTCATGACTTCCATATACACATAATCATGCAAGCAATCGTATTCTTTTTTGCCAATTCTTAACATTTCTGAAAATTTTAAGAGTTTATCTTCTCTATTTGTAAAAACATATGGGTCCTGTGCCGGATTCATTGTTTTTTGAGCAACATAGAAAAAAGATTCCATTAATAATATTATAGTTTTGCGTTTAATATTATTTGCAAAAATATAATTAAAGTTTTTTGATTCAGTTTAAAATCCCGGGTTGTAATCGTTATCCGAACCTAAGTTAGCCGAACCAATGCTAACAACATTATTTTGTATTGCTAGCTTACTAATACTACATTTATCGTCTTGGTCTTCGACCGAGCCAAACATCTTTTCTATATCTTCTTCATCATTTGCAACTTCGTATTGCACTGCTTCTTCCAGTTCTTTCATCTGATCAATATTAAGAATTACTTGGAATGCACTTGTTCCATAAAATCCCTCTTGGCCACACATAACGTTTGCCGAAACACCTCTCATTGTATCAAGTTCCGCATGTCTAGCAGCCTTCAAGAACATCTCTGGTGTCTCCTCAAATGACGCCTTGGCAATAGGCCCAATGTTATCATTATTGATGCCGTGCCTGAAAATCGAAATCATTTTACTAGTAAAAGTCATTCTATCGCATAGTAAACTAAAGTTGTGCGAGTTAATGTATGTTCCATCAAACTCAATCACATCTGCTAACTCGTTATAAATAGTTTGCCTAGCTGCCTCAATTCCAAGTACATTGAATACTTCGACAATATCATTGCTAATAGTTCTAGATGCATCAATATAATCAAGCGCCAAAACACTCATCATATTCGTACCAACTGTATCTAAAACCCAAATGTCCTGCTTCTTGAAAATGCCATTTGTTTCAACCATATTATCTTTAATCTTGCGCATAATGACCTTGTTAATTCCTTTGACTCCACGCAAAACAATGTTCTTGAGAAGTTGGTCTTGAAAATTCTTCAAAAGATAAATTTGGTCAGATTGGTCTAGTGGATTCACCTTCTTCTTCTGTCCACTTTTAGACCCACTTTGCTTTATAATGTTATTCATCCTGATTCGGAATACCAACTTATCAGAGTTGTAGTCTGAAAATACGCATGAGATTTCATCTCCATAACTATTTTTTAGGGTAAAGTTGACATCATCCATAGTAATATTTTTCTCCAACATCATAGTTTGGTCCATCACCATTCGCACAATCCATTTAGACTTTTCATTCTCATCATCGGCAATAGTAACATCCGCGCATTCATCTACCATACTTTCAAATACTCTATATTGTTCCATTGTCGTTTTATCTTCGGCAATGAGTGTATTCAAGTCATCCGGGTCAAAGCAGATTTCAACTGACTCAACAATCTCCTCCAAAATAGTATGCTCTAACATGTACATGATTGAATGTACTTTGTCTTTATCAGTTTCGTCTTCCTTTTTCAAGAATACAGTCAGTGAAGGGTTTTTTGGTTCGCTAGATAGCGAAAGAATTTCCTCAATTCTTGGTACACCACGAGTCACGTTAGACTTTGCTGCAACTCCGGCAAAATGAAAAGTATCCCTTAAAGCAAGGCCATTATAAATATTGAAATTTCTAGTGTCTTCTACAGTCAAGTCATATGCATAATTTGTAGTGTTTGGAACTTCTTCAATTGATACAATTTTATCAAAAAGCACATCATCTAGAAGTCCGTTTACTCTTTTTTCCATAACAATTTTTCCATTTATTTCATTTGGAACAGACAAGTAACTTCTATTAATTTTGTAATCAAATTTCAAAATGTTTTCGTTTATGAATTTGCAATTTTGATTTTTATGGTTAATTTTAATATCTAACATTCCCGCCAATTGTTGAGCTTGTTTGTTTCGCACATACAAGATATAACCTTGCTGAATGTTCTCTGGTAAAGTTCCTCTATTATTTTCAGATTGTTTTTTGAGTTTTTTGATAAAACTATATACACCAAGATTGTTTAAAATTTGTTGTACGTCAATTAACATTTCTTTAGAAACTGAACTCATAGAAATCATTTTACTTTTTTTATCAATAGTTCCATCGCCACCAATATACGCGTCCAAGAATCCAAGAAGGCATTCTTTGTTTGAAAATACAATTTTGTCACTTATGAATTTGTTGTGACTTATTTTTCCACAAAGAGACTCCAAAATACGACATAAGATCGTATTATAAATTCGCAAATCTTGACTTGTCCAGCCTTCTTTTCCTTTATTTTCTTGCGTATAAATTTTACTTGTAATATTCCAATTCTTGATCAAAGTTTGGATTGGACCAAAATATTTTTCATCGTTATTTGCTATTGATATTTGAAACTTTGTCATGCACCCCTCGGCTGCGTATGCGCCAAGCAAGTAACCAAAATTATAGTCTAATGGTATTTCTTCGGGAATAGTGTATGCATTCATATTGGTCTGTTTTGTATAAACGCACCCCTCCACAAATCCAGTCTTGCTTTTACAATCAGTTCTAAGCTTATCAGACACCTTTGCAACAAAAGAGTCACTTCTAGAATATGGCAATATAAATGTTGACCCCTGATGTTTTGACCACCAACGACGTTCGTGCATAACATTTTTCGCTTTTTCTACTTCTGAAGAGTAAATGTATTCTGTGGGTGAAAGAATTTCACGCAAATTTAATGACTTTGACTCGACAAAATCAATCTTTTTAGTGCTAACTGGAATATAGTCTCCAACATTGAACTTATCTCCATCCATTTGGACAATCTTTCCGTCCACCAACTTTAATAAAGATTTTGCTTTAGTAACAATAACTTCTCTATTTTCGTCTGTTGTAAATTTCAACATTGTATTTGTTCCGTCTTTATTTATTACGGGGTGTTTAGTTACTGCCTCAATTTTTTTCCAGAGAACATTACCATTCTCATCGCAAGACGGAATTTCAAAATATTCTTTAGGTTCTGCGTAAGTGGTATCGTTTTCTGAATAATATTCTAATTTGTTAGCAGCGTCAATGTGTTTACCTACAAACTCCCCAATTTGAACCTTAGAAATTTTTCCTTTAGAATTTCTTACAATAATATTAGTTTCAAATGTTACTGAGTTGAGCGTCATTTGTGTAGACACCTCACCGATCGATTGAGCCGCAAGCATACCAACCATTTCACCCGGGGTGACAATTGCACGCTTGTAAGTCAGTTGAATCGTATTAAGCAATACAGAAAGCGCCGTTTTATTGAATCTCTTGACAAAGAGTAACTCTTTCGGAGATAAATAATAATAGTACAAAACTTTGAATAGTTGCGTTGGAGGCGAATAGTGAATTCGCTCCAAATTTTCGTACATTTCTTCAATCATACCAAATGCCTCTAGAGGTGTAATATCTACAAGCGAATTGGCATTAATATTTTGCTGCCCTTGAATATTATTAATAATATAGGAAAATGCCACGGGGCAGTTCACGACACTATCGCTTTTGTTCTTAAATACATTTTTGATAATTTCCTCTCGTTTTTGTATCATAAAGTCTGTGTACTTTTTACATTTTTCATTGGTTTCAACGAGTTGCTTCTTAAAACGGGTAAGTGTATTCTTAAGAAACATAATAGCCAAACTCTTGAATTTTCCAGACTCATCAGGCATATTAAAGTGAGCATAAATATCTTGAATACTCATAGAAACAATGGGCATCTGTTGATTCTCCACTCGAATGGTATCAATACCATCTTCGCCATACGCAAATTGCACAATCTTACTCTTGTTTGTCCTAATAGTCATATCGTAATTAACCATCAAGTCCTCAAGACCTTTAATAATCCTTCTCTGGATGTAGCCAGTTGTTGATGTCTTAACAGCAGTGTCAATGAGACCAACACGTCCACCCATTGCGTGGAAGAATAACTCTTGTGGAGACAGGCCATTAATATACGAGCTTTCAACAAAGCCTCTGGCACCAGGCGAATCATCAAACTTTGTATAATGAGGAAGCGTTCTCTGATCAAACCCATACGGAATGCGCTTTCCATCAACGTTTTGCTGACCAAGACACGAGATCATTTGTGAAATGTTCAAATCGCTACCTTTTGATCCCGCATTTACCATAATAACAAATCGGTTATTCTTATCAAGACTCTTAAGCCCAATTTTACCGGCTTCCGATGATGCTTGATTCAAAATATTATTGACCTGAGTCTCAAACTCTTGTTCATTTGTCTTTCCAGTATTGTTCTCAAATACTCCAACTTGTGTTTGGTCAATTAGATTCTTAACATCCTGCTTCTTTTTCTCAATAACATTAATAATTTCTTGATTCGTCTTATCATCTGAAATCAAATCGCTGATTCCAACACTAAATGAGCTTGACTTCATGTACTCAGTAATAATGTTTTGCAAATCATCTACAAAGTTAGATGCAGCCATATTTCCAAAGTCATTACATGAGCGCTGAATTAGCCCCTTTGTCCCTGCGCCGAGTACATCCTTGTCTATTTGACCACGAAGATACTTTCCATTTCTAATTTCGAGAATGTGATTTGATGTTTTGGCGTCTTCATCGTCTTTAAATGCCTTGGTCTTATAACTCATTGTTAGAGGTTGCATAATTTGAGATAAAATGTCAAAGCTAGTAATTCTGTCGCCCTTTGATAAAAGCTCATCAACATTCACTTTTTCAAACATCATCAAAAGGTTCATAGCTTCTCTAGACGTAAAATTAACGTTTTCTCTTGTAAAACGATATGACCCAAGCATTGAATCTTGGTAAATTCCAATAATTGGTTTGTTATTGGCAGGACTAATAATTTGATAAGGAACCGCAGCAAGATTTTTCAATTCAGACTCAGACTCTGCGTCTTGTGGCATGTGAAGATTCATCTCATCACCATCAAAATCCGCATTATACGGCTTAGTATCCGCAACATTCATTCTGAAAGTATCGCCTCGCTTCATAATTTTTGCAATATGACACATCATACTCATTCTATGAAGAGTCGGTTGCCTATTGAAAAGAATGGGGTCGCCGTCCATCATATGGCGGTGCACAATATCACCCTCTTCTAGAACAAGCGACTTTCTATCTACATATCGTAGAGTGATAGACTCGCCATTCTTCTTTTCTAATATTTTAGCTCCTGGCCACTCATCCGGTCCATTAAGAACTAACTTTGTTAAAAACGCTTTATTAATTTTATTCACAGAAACTGGCTTTGTAATATTTTTTGCTATTTTCATAGGAATTCCCAAATCACGAATGGAAATATTGGGGTCGGCAGTAATAACCGAACGGGCACTAAAGTCGACACGTTTTGCCATAAGATTACCTCTCATTCTCCCACCTTTTCCATTCAACCTGTCTTTAATTGACTTTAATGGTCTACCAGAACGTTGCGCAACAGATGCAACACCAGGAATTTTATTATCTACCTGAGTAGCAACATAGTACTGGAGAACTGTAGTCCAATCGTCAATTACATTTGCAGGAGCATTATTTTGAATCTTTTCTTGGAGAGTCTTATTGGTCTTGATAATGTTCACCAAAATATGGCTCAAATCATCTTCAGAGCGCTGTTGTGCGTCGTGCTTTACAGATGGTCTAACCGCAGGCGGCGGAACCGCCATTACTTGACAAACCATCCAGTCTGGTCTTGACCAAATAGGACTGAACCCCATGAACGAGACATCTTCATCAGAAATGCGCTTGAATATCTTAAGCACTATTTCTGGTGTCAACTTAATAACAATATTTTCTCCATCTTCACTTTCATTTTTCCATTCAGCAAAGATTGTCGCTAATCCTTCTTTTCTAATTTTGTTTGGCTGTAAACATCCACATCCATCTTCTGTATCTTCGCCGCATTGTTTCATTTTACTAGCCAATGAAAATACATATTTCCATCTTGCATCGCCGGTAAGTTTGAGTGCTTGCTTGTACTTTTCTTTACTAATTAAAAGTTTGCTACACTTGAAACAAACACACCTCAAAATTTTTTGTATTGTGCTCAAATATTGAATGTAAAAGACGGGCCTCGCAAGTTCAATATGTCCAAAGTAGCCGGGGGTCTGCATATAATCTAGACCATCCGTAGGACAAATCAAGCCCGGCTCAAGAACACCCATTCTAGGGTCAAAGAGGCCTCCAATTACTGGTTTATTATTAATATACGTATCACGACTAACAATTTCAGCAACCGACCCCTTGCGTATTTCATCTGGCGATAAGATGCTAAATTGAATACCAATGATTTTAGAGGGGTTGTTCATTTTGAAACTGCTATTTTTAGACATCTCCTTATATTACAACAATAATATTTAGATTGTTTTGGAATCAATTTTTTTAATAATTTGTTAAAATAAAAATTGATTTCAATATAAAAAGAAAAATAATAAATATCCAAGAAGTGTAGAATGGTGCGTGATAGCCAAAGTAAGTTAACAAAGAAAGATACAAAGCGTTCCAAAAAAAATGAGGAACTTTCAAAGAAAAAAAAGAAGGGCAACGACTCGGATTCAGATGATGATAATACCAGTTTGTTTACTAGTGATGATGAGGACGAAATGGATTCACACGAATATAGAAAGTTTTTACAGAAAATTTTCCCTTCAAAGCATTTAGATAAAAAGATAAAGTCTGGTGAAAAACTTAAGAGTTTAGCTAAAAAGCTAGAATCTGAAGAAGAAAATGTAAAAAAGTCAAAGTCAAAGACAAAGAAGCGCATTGTTGAGGATGAGGAAGAGGAAGAAGAAGAAGTTGTTCCTTCTAAACGTTCCAGCAAAAAGTCCAAAAAACCATTAAAAGACGAAGATAATGATGAAGACGAAGAAAGCGAAGTCTGGGAAACGGATGATGAGGATGAAGAAGAAGTTGATGAAGAGGTAGATACTGCGCACGGCGGGAAAAAGGCTGGTGGAAAGTTTAATATTATCTTTACAATTGGCGGAAAAGGTGAAGATGAAGACGAAGACGATGATTGGGCGGACGAGGACTGGGATGAAGACGATGATGATGACGAAATAACCGAGGACGAAAACGAATCGGTATCTTCAGACTCTGAATCTGAAAATGAAGACGAAACTGAATCCGGTGAAGACACAAAACTTGAAAAGCGTAAGTCAATCCGTATTCAAAATAAGAAGGAAAAAGATAAGGAAAATGAGAAGGATTCGACTACAAAAAATGATAATCCAGAAGAGTTTCTGTCACAACTCAAAGAAATTTATGAAAAGACGCAGAGTGCTACCACTCTAGAGTGTATTAAAATGTGTGAAGAAAAGATTGCAGTAGAGAAGGCTAGAAAGGAAAAGAAAAGTGCAAAGCAAAAGGCTAAGCAATGCCGAATTTTCAAACGAATTATAAAAGATAAGAATACTATGAATGATGCTGCTTTCTTTGAAAAGCTGGACGTTGATCAGCAAAAGAAGATTTTGGCGGAGGTTCGTGAAATCAATAAGATTACAAGAATTGAAAAACCATATCGCATGACTTTGTTGGAGGCTAACATGCCAGCACATTTCAAAGCGGATGCGATTAAGAAGATTAATTCGCTTCGCTACATGGAGCCCGGCTCTGGCGAGTATTATAAGATTAAGAACTGGGTAGATACGTTTATGCGCATTCCTTTTGGAAAGTTTGAGACATTACCCGTAAATATTTCGCATGGTGTCGAGCCGTGTCACGACTTCATGGAGGCTGCAAAGAATACGCTCGACGCAGCTGTTTACGGCCTGAACGACGCTAAGATGCAAATTATGCAAATGATGGGTCAGCTCATTACTAATCCCAACTCGATTGGGACTGCAATTGCTATTCAGGGCCCTCCTGGAACTGGAAAGACGTCGCTCGTGAAAGAAGGCATTAGCAAGATTTTGAACCGCCCTTTTGCGTTTATTGCGTTAGGCGGCGCAACGGATAGTAGTTTCTTGGAGGGACACTCGTATACTTATGAGGGTAGTACGTGGGGTAAGATTGTTCAGATTTTGATTGAAAGTAAGGTCATGAACCCTGTCATCTACTTTGACGAGTTGGATAAGATTAGTGACACGCCCAAAGGCGAAGAGATTGCTGGTATTCTTACCCATTTAACGGATACTTCACAGAATAATCAGTTCCATGATAAGTACTTTGCTGAAGTCGACTTTGACTTGAGTAAGTGCCTCTTTATCTTTAGTTATAATGACGAGAGTAAGATTAACCCCATTTTGAAGGATAGAATGTATAAGATTCACACCAAGGGTTATGAACGCAAGCAGAAGACCATCATTTGTAACAAGTATCTTCTTCCTAGAATTAGAGAGCAAGTCAAGTTTGACGAGGGACAAATCGTCATTCCTGATGAAACGATTGGTTACATTATTGAGAACCATTGCAATAAGGAAGATGGTGTAAGAAACATGAAGCGCTGTTTGGAAATCATTCATACTAAGCTCAACTTGTATAGGCTGATGAAGCCGGGTTCGAATTTGTTTGAAGAAGATATGTCTCTTCAGGTCGAATTCCCGCTCATTATTACTCCCGCTATTGTTGATAAGCTAATAAAGAAGCCTGATATTAATATGTCTTACCAGAGTTTGTACCTCTAATCAGGGAACCTATGGTTCCCCGAACCCCTCCTTTTAATCAGGGAACCTATGGTTCCCCGAATATAATTTTTTTCCGATTTTGCACTTGGTTTTTCACTCGGTTTTGCAATTAGTTTTGCGCAACTTTTATCAAAAGTTGCGCAAAAGTTGCTTAAATAGATTTTAATGTATAATTGTATGAAGAAACTTCTCATTGAAAAGAAGAATTCAGAGAAATATTTTTTTCATGAACAAAATTTGTGTGTTCATGAAATTATTGTAGATTATATTGATTTGACTCCAGATAAAAGTCAGGTTATACGTTATTGTAAAAAGTGCATGACTGATTTTACAAATACTAAAGTGCCAAAGTATAAAATCAAATAATCTTTTTACTAACTATGCGGAGCAATGCTTTTTGGGTCAGGGCAAGGAATGAACCCGTTAGGATTATGCGTATAATTGCTATATTGGCCAAGGGTCATGAAACAAGGGAAGCATTTATTAGTTGTGCAAATAGTAGCCAATCTATTTTTTGCTCTGCGGTTGGCTATTGACGATGCACCAACCCCTCCTTGTCCGGGCGAATACTTGTTATATAAGTATTGATATGTATTGCATGTTGTGTTACCGCCCGGCGCAAACTTTGTAGAGCGTCTTCCTCCCACGCCTACATTTTTCTTATATAAAAATCCAGGGAAATTTGTGCTAGCGCCATACCAAAATTGTCCGTTAGAATTACTTCCAGTTCCAAATGCCGACATTCTATCTATATTAATAATGTATATAAAATTTGCAATTGTTATTTTTTACTAAACCATTAAAAAAGTTTTTTGTCCTTATCAAAATTAAAATATTATTTTATAGTAGCAATGCAAAGAGAAGTTCAAGACAATATTGACTATATTAGACTTAAAAATTATGCTATTGGCGCCGTTGCCAATAATTTTCCTGAAGTTGAAGAAGCATACATAAAACAATATTTTGCGTATTTAGAAAAATATTGCGAAATAATTAATGATGGCTTTATTCCGATCGCAACATGGAAATCTATGCGTCCTTGTTCAGCATTTTCAATTAGAAATAAATTAATTGATTTTTTTAATGAATATAGAGATGATTACAAAGAAATAGCTCGAGATGAAGTCATGAAAGCTATTCTTGGCGAAGAAGAATGGAATAAATTTTGGAACGAGTATGAGTATGATGATGAAAACGATAGATGGCAAAAAGTTAACACAGGGGAAGAGTCGGCGTGGCGCGAAGTTGGATCGGATGGAGAAGAGTCACCTTGGCGTACAACCGGTCAAGAGGAAGATCCGAAACCTAAAATAAGTACTATGGAAGAAGTTGATGGAGGATCGCCTAGAAAAAGAAAATCGAAATCAAAATCGAAATCGAAATCGAAATCAAACTTGAAAAAAACAAACAAAAATAAAACAAACCGAAGAGCTAAGGCTGGAAGAAAAAAATCTTATAAAGCGCGCAAATAAATTTTTTCATTATTATTTTATAAATGAAAAAATTAATACTCGGAGTAGGGGACATTATTTCCGCCTCTAGTAATCAAATAATTGTATTGGTCTACAGTCATGCAAGCACATCCCATGCTGTTAGAGTACGCATTAGGGCAGCACTCAGGTTTGAAAGGAGTTGTTTCAAACATATTTAACTCACCTTCAGGAAGAGGAACGGGTTGTTTTTCACGATTAAGAATGTCTTTAACTCCTTTGCTTAAAGGTTTGCCGGGAACTACATCAAGAGTAGGTGCTCCCCAAGTCGACGTAGGCCTAATAACGCCATTATAACTACCTAAACTATATGCGGAAGACTCGCCATCGTTAATAGGACCAAGAAATCCTTCACGCCCGTCAATTAATGCTTGAAAATTTTCCATAAGAGGAAAGGTTGTGCAAGAACATAACAAATGTCCGGCTAAAATCCAATAAACAACGGCTATCAATATAAGTATTTCTAATCTGAATTTAAATCCAAGAATCGAAATTTCCATTTATACATATTTCATAGATAATAATTTTCTACGGGAACCAAGGTTCAACGAAGTAACCCTCCTTCTATGGGCCGTAAACCTTCCTTCTATGGGCCGTAAACCTTCCTTCTATGGAATACAAAGTTCAAAGAAGTAATTCCCCATACGTAAGGTCTACGCAAGAATTATAGTCGTTAAACATCAAGTCGCCAATTTTAAATGTTCCTTTATCTGTCACTAAATGATATAATTTTTCTGAAGAGTTATTTTTTGGAAAATAATAATCGCTAGACAACAATAAAGTTGAAGTTTGTCCTAAATTTTTATCAAAAAAGTCCAATTTTCCTCCCCCCAAAAAAAATGAATTATTTCCTAAATTATAGTTGGTCTGACCTAAACCTGCTATTTCTACAAGAGCATAAACTTTTTCTCCGTTTTCCAAAATATCGTTTAGTTCTACATCTACAATTGATTTTATGGTTCCATTTTTCAACGAGACGCATGTGTTTTTATCAAAGCCGCCATCTAAATATTTATGAATATCACTATTTTTAACGTCTGCATTGCTGATTCCAAAAGTTTTTGAAATAAACTGCTTCTTTTGCTCTAGACTTGACGCGTAGATTTCGTCCCAGTCAGAAAAAATTATTCCGCCAATATTAATTGTTTTATTTGTTGTGTTAAGGCAATAAACGCATGGTTTCTTGTATTTGTTAAGTTTTTTACTCATTGGATACTCTGACGCAGGAATCCAGTTTTCTCCACATTTAACTATATGACAACCACTTACTATGATTCCTCGAATGTAATACATATCTAAATTAGATGCGTCAACTATCATTTTTCCAGTTACAATACTACCATCGTGCAACCTATCACCAACTTCTATTAATTTAATTTTACTAAAAGATCCATCTATTAACTCTATGTCAACGTTTTCATCAAAACATTTAAGTTGCGGAATAGTTGATGATTGTATTCCCATAACTTGTTTTAAAAGTAATGCTGTTATTGTTAATGGAATAGCAAGTGCGATGAAAATTGTACTATTAGCTGCAGCGGCCGGCCAAGATATTGGCATAATCCAAAGCGACGCAATTAAAACTGATAATGTAGTTAATATAATAACTATAAGCTCGATTACTGAACTTAATAAACTTTTTAATGCATAGTAACTTCCCAAACTTGTAAATAGCGACGTTGTTAAAATGCCTTGGATTTTTCCAAGCATATTTTTTATCCCAATAACTATTTTTTGTAAAGGTACTACAAAATTTATTGCTCTTTCCATTACGTCTTTTGTAACATTTTCCATTCCTTTTCTAACGTTGTTCATTAACTCGCGTATATTTTGATTATCCGTTACAAATTTTGAATACAAACTTTGCAAAAGGCCTGTAACATATGTTAATGGTTGTAAGGCATTTCCACTAGTTGTCTTTTGTATATTTTGCAGGCAATATGCAAAATTTTCCTGTGTAAATTCGGAAAAAGATTTTCCTTCTGGTTTATTAATAAATCCTGCAAAGGGCATAACTTTAGGATTGCATCTTTCATTTGACCAATTATCTTTTATGGGTTGAACATTCACCATAATGGCACAATATGCATAAACTAAAAATACTAAAATTGTTAAAATAATAAATAAAAATATTTGCCCACCATATTGTTCATAATAACTAAGATTGTTATACATATTTTTTATTTTATTTGCACTTTCTTGAATATTATCCATATATAGTACTTGGATAATATTTAACACACGGAAACCAAATCCACTTTTAAAAAAGTGGAGCAAAACTAAATTCCACTTTTAAAAAAGTGGAGCAAAACTAAATTCCACTTTTAAAAAAGTGGAGCAAAACTAAATTCCACTTTTAAAAAGTCGATTTTATCATATAATCTTCCCAATCCCAAAAAGTTTCCTTTCCTATTTTAATTTTATGACTATCTGTTATTAAACAACTATAGTATTCTAACTTCTTTTCTTTTTCTAAAACTGCTCTAGAGTAATCTTTTACACATATAAATTTTCCTGAAACACTATCCTTTATTAAATGACTTCCAGTAACATAAATATTTTCTTCATTTACCCCACACTTTTCTAAACGATACAATTTTTCGGATCCGTCATTTTCAATTTTCATTACAGCTTTTACTTTACTTCCATCATTTAAAATAGATCCTAAATGTAAATCTTTTATATGAACATTTGTTCCATCGTGCAATTGAATTAATGTTAATGGGTCAAAACAATGTCCAAGGGATTTAACTAACTGACCTGGTGGTCCATCCCGCACGCTTTGCATTGTTTTAACGCTTCCATCCATTACATACATTAATGTTACCATAACTCCTATCATTTTACTTATCATTGTTTTTATTCCTAACGTTATTTTTTGAAATTTGACAACTAAATTTAAAAATACGCCAAAAACGTTTTGAATGGTAGATGTAATAAAGTTTCTAATTTTATTGAACATTTCTCTAACATCGTTAATATTTCCTACAAAATCACCTCCTAAAGATGATAGCAATCTTGTTATATAAGTTAAAGGTTGCAACAAATGACCCATAAAGCTTGACTGAATGTTCTGAACACAGTATACAAAGTCCTGTTGCACATTATTTGAAAACATCATATACGTTGGATTGCATCTATATTTTGGCCAATCTTCTTGAATCTTCTTTAACGAAATAAAATAATAAATAATTAATATTTGTGCGATGAATATTATATTTACATAAATAAAATTTAACCAATTTTTTCCTGTTGGCATTGTCTTATACTATTATTATATAATTCTTTCACTATTTCAATCCTAAAATGTTTTTCTTGATTTACGATATTTTCTGGGTTTTCTGGTTTTTTTTGCTTTTCTCATTCCGCCTAATGGCAAAAAACGACGAGTTTTTTGCCGTGTTTTTCCGCCTTTTAAAACATTTTTATCATATACAGCGTTTGCAGTATTTTGATTTGAACTAGCAATTAGGTTTGCAATAATTCCATTTGATCCATTAATTGAAGGAATCGATTGATCTTTATATGCTAAAGGGGCTTGTGGTATCACCACCGCCGCTTGTCCACCACCTCTATATTTTTGGCGTCTACTTTTACCTCCAGCTAATTTTGATAAATTAGCTGTTGCATTTTGCCCTTGAATAAAATTATTAAATGCCGCATTTTGCGGACTACTTCCATTCATAGCTTGCACTTGCATTGGAGGGAAAGAATTAGTAAAAGAATTTGATTGAGCCATTTATTTAATCTACTAATATATCCAAATATAAAAACGTTTAAAAATAAAAAGAAATAACTTATTTATATTATGGACGATAGAGCGCGACTTCAATTGCAAAAAATGATTAAAGCGAACAATGTTGAAGACCAAACAGAATTAATACGAGAATTAAAGCATAGTCAAATTCTTAAAAATGATATTAATGCCCTCATTCTGCTTAAAGCTAAATATAGAGATGACCCCGACCAGTTGCTTTTAGAATCAATGAGCGAATGTAATTTTTTATTTACATATTACACTGACATTTATAATAAAATAAAGAAAGACGAGATAGACCTAAATATATTAAGTAAATTTATTGATGTTTTGAAAAAGATTGAAGAAGGTGAAATGGACCAACACGAAGGGTCGTTTGCCGTTGGCACACTTTTAAAAGAATTATATGTAGATAGCGCATTGAAAAAAGCTGATAAATTAGATAAAGAACATGCTAGCGATAAACCACAATTTGAATATAAAGAACCAGTAAATATTAGTTGGAAGCAGTACAAGTTAACTTTTGGAAAAAAGTAGCGCAAAACTTTCAAAAAAATAAACTAACACAATTAATTCGCTGCATCATCTCAAATAGCGAGGAACCCAGGTTCCATTGCTAAAATTCGTTTTGATAAAAATAAACATGAGTTTTGCTGAAAATTTTATATTTTAATTGTGTATAATATACAATGAAAGAAAGTCTTGTTCATTTAGCTCATATTTTAGTTTTTTCTACTTTTCTGTGGTATATTGGAATTATGAAAGAAAAAATGCCAAAATTTATGTATCCTATTATTCTTTCACTGGGACTTTTAGTTGTTGTATACCATATTTATAAATCATTATTTAAAAAAGACGCCTGGATCAACTATGTTCATATATTCATTGTAGGGCCTCTACTCATTTACATAGGTTTATATAAAGAAGATACACCTAGAAAAGCATTTGAAATTTCTCTAATGTTAGGTTTTGCGTCCTTTGGGTATCATGGATATTATTTGATTAATAGTTTGGTACAAAATAAACTTACTTCCCACTCCTAATCATTTATAACTTCAGCCAAATTTATTCAACTTTTTTATAAAAAATTGAAATGATAAACGCAGCAATTATAAATTCAAAATAAAATACGCAACATGGATTTCGAGCAAATTGAATACGACAATGTGGCTGCAAAACTTTCATTAGCTCTTTCAAAAGAGCATAATCTTTCATTAGCAAAACACAAAATGAATGAGGCTATTGTTAAGGCTGCAAGTCAACTTATTCAACAAGTTAATCCTGAACTTGCGCTTAGTTTACAGGAAACAATACTTCCTCATTTCCAAAAACAGACCAATATAGAAAAAGAAAAACTCATAAAATTGATTACAGAACATCACGCCCTATTGGATGCTCCGTATGGTTTTGAACCAGTAACTAGACTTTTCATTACGATTTTGCGAGACGGGAAGATTTTCACTAAAGAGTATGAATATAACGAGCAGGCTGGACTCTATTATCAAGATTGGGGCATATACACTTTTGCAAAAAGCACATTTCATCAAGAAACATATGAAAGCATTGATGACCTTTATACAGCACTTGATGACGAGGATGTCTGGGCTATAACTAGAGTTGATCAACGTTATGCGCATAAAAGATATTGGGATAAGGTTATTCTAACGCCAGAAGAAGCGTATAGTTTAAAAAGACAATACAATGAATTTGTTGAGCTGTTTAAGAAATAAGGGTTGAATGTAGTGTTGTTTATTGTTTGTACTTTTTCTTGTTTTTTGTTTTTTTTTGGCTTTTTGGCTCAACCTTTTCCAAAGGTTGAAAAAGACTTAAATATATTGTGCGTTATAATATATTTAAAATGCCAAAATCATATGCAAAACTTTCAACTACTCTTATCATTGTCGAGTCTCCTGCAAAGTGTAAAAAAATAGAAGAATATTTGGGTCCGGGATATAAGTGTGTTGCTAGTTATGGTCATTTGAGAGAACTAAATTCATTAAAAAATATAAATATAGAAAACAATTTTGAACCAACATATACAAATATTGAAAATCCAATAAAGCAGAAGCGGATTTCTCAATTACGCAATGAAATCGACTCTGCTGGAGATGTTATTTTGGCAACAGATGACGATAGAGAAGGCGAGGCAATTGCATGGCATCTTTGCTCAATGTTCAATCTAAACATAGCTCAAACAAAGCGTATTGTATTTCATGAAATTACCGAGACGGCTATTCAAAATGCGCTTTTGAATCCAAGACATATTGATATGAATATTGTAAATGCGCAACAAGCTAGGCAAATTCTTGATTTACTTGTTGGTTTCAAGGTCTCTCCGATTCTATGGCGCTATATATCAAAAAATGCAGATAATAGTCTTAGTGCCGGTCGTTGTCAAACACCTGCACTGCGACTCATCTATGATAACCAAAGGGATATTGAAAGTAATCCTGGAACAAAAAAATACAACACAACTGGATACTTTACAAATAAATGTATTCCATTTGATCTCTCCAAGAAATATGAAGATGCAGACGAGTTACTCGAGTTCTTAGAGAAGTCGATAGATTTTAGCCATATTTTCTCATGTAGTGCACCAGTAAAAATGTTCAAATCTCAACCCGAGCCGTTTACTACTTCTAGATTACAACAGGCGTCTAGTAATGATTTACACATCTCTCCAAAAGAAACAATGAAAATATGTCAAACACTTTACGAAGGCGGTTACATTACCTATATGAGAACAGATAGCAAGACATATAGTGGCGACTTTCTTGATTGCACAAAAAAATATATTGAATCAACTTACGACGCAACGTATATACGAAACGACATTGATTTGCTAATTACTGGAACATCAAAGACTCAAGAACCTGTCAAAACTAAAAAACCAAAAAAATCCGCATCTAATAAAGAATTGGACGGCGCTTCAAATAAACCTAAAGCTCAAGAAGCGCATGAAGCCATACGCCCTACGAATATTTATTTAAAAGACCTTCCCGAAAAAATGGAACCGAGAGAAAAGCGGCTCTACAAGTTAATCTGGGAAAATACACTAGAAAGTTGCATGGAAAGAGCATCATTTTATTCTATAACTGCTAACATAACTGCATACGGAAGCAATAAATATTCATATTCAAGTGAAAACATTGATTTTCCTGGTTGGAAAATAGTTAAAAAAAAATATGAAGTTGATAATAAAGAGTATCATTATTTGCAAACTATAAAACAAAACAACGAATCTGCGTTTAAAAAAATACAAAGCAAACTTACGCTGGCAAATACAAAGCTTCACTATACAGAAGCAAAACTCGTCCAATTATTAGAGGAAAATGGCATTGGAAGACCATCCACATTTTCAATGCTGGTTGATAAAATACAAGAGCGAGGATATGTAAAGAGAGCTGATGTTCCGGGAATAAAAATTCAGTGTAGTGATTATGAATTAGAAAATGGCGAGATTTACGAGATTGATACAGCGCGCGAATTTGGCAATGAAAAAAACAAACTAGTGATTCAACAAACTGGTGAAATTGTCTCTCAGTTTTTAGATAAAAATTTTCAAAGTTTATTCAATTATGAGTTTACTAAAGAAATGGAAAATGACCTTGATTCAGTTGCAAAAGGCAATGCCGTGTGGTATGAAGTATGTGCAAAATGTCTTGACCAAATAAATTATTTAATAGACCAGCTTAAAGAAAATGGCGAAAAAAAACTTGAAATCCGAATAGATGACGCACACACTTATACGATTGGAAAATTCGGTCCAGTAATAAAATGTTTAGAAGAAGATGGAAAAAGCGTATCATTCAAGGGTGTTAAAAAAGATATTGATCTGAAAAAATTGGAGGCGGGGGAATATCGCCTAGAAGACATTGTTGAAGTTAAAAAGGAACAAAAACAACATATTTTAGGTCAATACGAAGGCGAAGATGTTATTTTAAAGAATGGAAAATTTGGTCTTTATGTTATATGGGGCAAAAATAATAAATCGTTAAAAAGTTTTGGAAATAGACCTATTGAAAATATCTCATTTGAAGATATTGTCAAGCTTTTAGAAAAGGAAGG